GGGTACTTTGCATTATGTCCACTTAATCAAGCACCGTCTTTTCGATCTGTGTGTAGTTTAATGACTTATGGTGATGATGCGAAGAGTTCAGTGAGGACTGGTCACGATTATTTCAACCATATTTCCTTGGCAGAATTTCTCTCTCATCACGATATGAAATTTACTATGCCTGATAAAGAATCTGTCCCCACTAAGTATATGTTGGATAGTGAGGCTGACTTTCTCAAGAGGAGAAATATCTGGAATGAGAGATTGAACTTGTGGACAGGGGCTCTAGATGAGATGTCCATTTTCAAATCTCTACATGCTGTATTAAAGTCGTCTGCAGTTTCTAATGCAGAACAAAGCATGATGAATATTGATGGAGCCCTTAGGGAGTGGTTCTATCACGGCCGTGATGTATACGAATTTCGGCGTATTCAAATGAATGAAGTTGCAAAGAAGTGTAACATCTCTCATGGTTGTAAGGGATTACATTTAACGTATGAAGATCTTGAAGGTGTTTTTACAGTAAAGTATCTCAAACATATACCTCCCGAAGAAATTAAGAAGGACAAGCCTAAGAAACTTGTCCCTCAAGTTTCACAACCTACCCGTAAGTCGCCTCGTTTAGTTAGGCATCCTTACTCGAATAAGTGGTAGGTATTTCACCCCGATTGTCCGTTGGGGTTCCTCTTAATTGAGGTATAGTTGAATAGGACCGTGTGTATATGGATACCAGTATATGTATTTTTACATGTTATATATTTTATATTAGGCTTTGCATGCGTTAGCACCCTGCCCTCAGGATACCCCTATTTAGGGGAGAAGTTCGCTACTTCAGCAAATATGTTATATCAGAGGTGATTGAGCCATCACTCTAGATGAATAAATAAAGGGTTTTCTAACAATTCTAATAACCAAAGTGGTGGTACGGGTCCATCAATAACAAACCCGTCTGCCCCGGAGACACCGGGGAGATTCAACGTTACAATTAATGAGGAGGCGTTGGATTCTACAAAGGAAATCCTCTCTTTCAG